GCTACGCCGCTAGCAGCTCGCCCCCCACCGCTGCCACCTTTTGCTCCGCACAGGCTCGCCGCTAGATTGGCACCAACAAAGGTATCGCCGCCTGCGGTGCCGTTCGCGTTGCTTGAACCGGTCCCCTTTGCGCCGACCGTGACGTTTTGCGAAGCGCCAATCTGTGCGGCCGTCTTGAATATGCGCGAATAAGCGCCGGAGCCGCCCCCGCCACCAGCATTGACGTTACTAGCTAAAACACCATTGCCGCCACCGCCCCCACCCGCACCGACACATTCGATGATGCAGTTCACCATGCCGCTGGTCGGCGTATAGGTCGTGCTGCCAGCGGTCGAGAACACCTGAACGGCCAGCAAGCCACCGGACCCGCCGCCTGTTGCATTGAGCGTCGTGCCCGACATCGACAGATTGGTGCCGAGCGTGATCTCTTGCGGATCACCGGCACCGGCCGCCGAGCCGCGCCCGAGCAACAGCGACACCGCCGATACGTTCTGCATCTTGGCGTAGGTGACAGCATCATTGGCGATGGTGGTAGCCAGCGCGCCGCCTGCCGTCGTCACATCGCCGGTCAACGTCGGGAAGGATGCCGCCTGCAGCACGCCGGTCACAGCCGCCGTCTTGGACAGGTCGATTGCGCCGAATGCCAGCGCCGTGCCCGCGCCATTGACGCGAAGCACCTGATCCGTTGTGCCCTGGATGCTCGCAACGTCCGCAGTTGCGTTGCCGGTGACGCCGAGCACGCTGCGCGCGCTGCCCTGCGCCAGGTTAGCGAACGCCAGATCGCTGGTGCCGACAGTCGCCGCCGCTGACAGATCGATTGAGCCGAAGGCCAGCGTAGTGCCCGAAACACGCAACACTTGGCCAACCGTACCCGCGATGTCAGCGCGCTGCGCGCTCGCATTGCCGGTGACGCCAAACACAGAAAGGGCGGTGCCATTCGCCAAAGCGAACAGCGCGTTGTCGCCAAACGTCGCGTCGTTGTTCTGCGTCGCTACCGTCAATGGTGCGGTCGTCCGCAGCCTGAATGTCCCAGCACCAACCGCGACTGAGCTTGTCGTGCCATCAGTGATAACTTGGAACGCATCCGACAATCCGCCGCCACCGCCGGGAGGTGTTGCAAAGGCTCCATCAGCGCGCAGGAATGTAGTTGTTCCACCACCTGATGCTGGAACCAGTCCCTTCAATGCGGATGTGAACAGGTCGAGCAGCGCCGTCGCCTGCGTGCCGGTGCCTTCCTCGACATCGCCCGCACCGCCAGAGAACCGACCCAGAAACCGCGCCGTCGCGGTTACATTCTGGATCTTGGCGTAAGTGACGGCGTCGTTGTCGATTGTCCATGTTGCGCCAGAACCCGAGACGGTGATGTCGCCCTTGTCGCCGTCTGTAAGGCCAGTGCCGGTGCTCGGCAGCGCGCCCACATCGAACTTGCGCAGCTCGCCGGTCGACGCGAAGCCAAACAGAAAGTCGCCGGATATGGGGGTCTTGCTGGTGACGCTGGCCAGCGCCGCATCTGATGGCACGCCGGCCGAGGCGGCATTGCGCACCTTGACCGTCCACGCCGGCATGTTTGCCAGCTTGGCGTTGGTGATTGAGCCGTCAGCAACACCGCTGCTGTGCGCGTCCACGTATTGCTTGGTCGCCGCATGGAGATCCACAGTTGGATCGGCGTTCAACGTCAGGAAGCCCGACATCACGTCGCCGCTACGGTCCACCTTGTTGGCGGTGGCCGCAGTGGCGGCTGCGGCTGCAGCTTCAGCGTCGGCAGCAGCAGCTTCGGCGCGCGCGGCAGCTGCAGCAGCGTTGGTGCCGGGAATAGCCGGCAGGAATTGCAGCTTGAGCGCCTGCGGCATCGTGAGCTTGAGCCGCAGCGTCGGATATGGCGTGAGGCTCATGCCGCGACTACTCCATCCACGACAGGCAGCTGCCCAGCGAATAGCTGATAGGTGACGCCGTCCGACAATCGCACCGTGATGCCGATGTCGAGATCGCCGGCAGAGAACTGGCTCATCTCATTGCGCGTGAACCTCGTCTCGAACTTGCCAGGGCCGGTGACGGTGATGTGACCATCCTGATTGGTGCCGGTTAGCGACGGACGCGCCGTGTTGTAGCTGTTCCCACCGGTCACTGGACGCATGGCGACCGTGATCGACGCACCCGTGAAGTCCACATGGTCGTTGGTCGTGGGATCGATCAGCTCGACGGCGAACAGGAAATCGGCGCGGTTGCTCGCAGCCGCGATGTGGCCGGTATAGAACGGCATGATTGCCCCAATAAAAAAGCCGCCCCGGAGGGCGGCTTGCTTCGCGTTGTGTGGGAAGGTTTGGTTAGGTTTTCTAAAGCTTCATGTAGAAAGTCAGGACCATGGTTGGCTGCACGTTGTTGTGCGCGGAGCCGCTGCCATTGGCCGACGTGTTTGCTGGCAGTGTATGCGTGTGATCTGCGGATTGGTTGCCAGTGGAGAAGGCATGGGCGTGGATGCCGGTGCCACCCGTAGTAGCCCCAGCATTTGCGCCGCTGTTGCCAGTTACTGGGGTTGATCCAGTACCGGCTCCAGGGTTCCACTCATTATAAGTGTGGCTGTGTGCCCCATCTGTGTCTGTACTACCGCTGTGGAAATGGTTGGCGCTTTGATTACCGGTATTACCGCCTATCGCATGAGAGTGAGACGCTAGTTGCGCGGTTGTCAGCGCATGATTTTCAAGGCCGCCAGCATTGCCAAGCGTAATTCCCGAGGCACCAAAATATGTGCTGCTCAACCGGTTTGCAGCCGTAGCACCCATGTCGTCCAGGCCAGCGATGGCACGGCCACGCAAGTCAGGGAGGATCAACCTCCTGCCGTTAGTAAAGTCGGTGAGCGCATTCGCGCCCTTTGCAAAACCATCGAGCAGGATATTGGGAAAGCTCCACAGGTGTACGAACAATGGTTGGCACACGGCTTCCGCGCGCTCAGTCGCACTCGATCCGACGTTGCCGATCGTGTTTCCGTTGCAGCGCACGAAGCCGTCTTTGACGCCCGTGTCGTAGCGCGCCTTGATGTCGCCCGTAGCCAGGAACTGAGTGGTGTCGCCAGGAGTGCTGCCACCACCACCGCCGCCGCCGCCGCTTGACGGACCAATCACCAGCAGCTGATCGGCGGCAATAACAGTCACGCCGCTATCGTCGGTCAGCCTGATCTTGATGAAGCCGTCAGCCAGATAGAACATCGGCACGCGACCGCTGGCATCGAGCACGATCGGATTGGGATGAGGAACGGTCAGGCCGGTGTCTTGGAATGCAGACTGCGGCGTCGTCGTGCCGGCGGTGAAGAAGTACAGCAGACCGCCACTGAGCGGCACGCCGTCCATGTCGAACTGCTGGGTGAATGCGAGGTTGATCGTGCCAGACATTTATTCCCCCAGCCGCGAGAGCGTGTGCAGTGGCCCGGTGATCGCAGCTGCTGCGCCCGGTGTGGTGACATACTGATTGCGGAGATAGGCTTGGCCTGGAGCAGACTGCAGCAAGCGACCAAAGGCATAGGGACCGGCAATACCACCGGCTACAGCGCCAGTAAGCGCGGATACCGGATCGTAGCCGCCGTACTGTCCTCCTGCGGCTCCACCGAGCAGCGAGCCGATCAGATGCTGGCTGATGATTTGTCGCCCCGTTCCGCTCTCGGGCAGCGGCTTCAAGATGGCCTCGCCAGCGTGTGCCAGCTCAGTGAGATCACCCTGGCCGCGCGAGTAGCCTGACTTGCCGCCTGCGGCTCGCGCCTGGACGGCGGCCTTCAATGAACTGGGACTGACGTAGCCCTGCGCGGTGCGCTCACCAGCCCCCGCCATTGCGTTCTCAAGCGTACGCATGTTGCCCCACGCCCGCTGCGCCTCGCGCAACGCCACCGCATCCTGGCGCGACACCGAGCCTTCGAACGCTCGATCGAGAGCGGTGCCCAGCGAACGAAACGCATGCGAGGTAGGGCTGTCTGCTCCTTCGCGTCTGGCTGCATCGGCGTGCTGCCGGATGAAAGTGCGGAGGTCTTGATACTCCCTACCAGAGATGCCGTTCTGCGCATTCCCGCGGATGTCATCCATGACGGAGCCGAAGATGCGGTTGTCTTCTGTCGGCAGCTTTCCCAGGTACTGGCGCTCGTTGGTGTTGATCGCGTTGGTGAAGTCTGGCGTGTTGGTGTTCACGCGAGTGCGCGACGTGATGTCGTTAAACACTTGATCGAGCGCAGTGCGCTGCTCCGCGAGTGTTCCCGGCTGTCCTGGCGCAGTCGCCCGCACCAGCGTGCCCTCGGCGGGGACCGGCAGACCAGCTCGCCGCAGAACGGCGGATGTGTAGGCGAGGTCTTGCTCGTCCTTTAGCGCCCTGGTGCGCGGCCCGATGAAGGGATAGTCGCGCATTGCGTTCTCAAAATTGCGCACCGTGCTGCTGCCGGTGACATCACCAGCTCGCAGCGGAACGCCCGCGCGCTCCAGCACATCCAGGCCCGCCTGACGAGCTGCGGGCCGGTTGGCAAACGGCGATGCAACGCCGCGCATGAAGCCCGCCACTCCCGGCACCGCAGCTCCGATGATGCCGCCAGCCGTTGCACCGGCTTCCGGGTCTTGCCCGCGAGCTGCGGCATCAGCAGCACCGAGCGCAGTGTTGAAGAGCGTGCTCGCGCCGATGCGCGTCGGGATGTTACCAGCCGCACCGAGCGCAGCTCGCCCCACACCGAAGGCACCGAGCGGAGCCATTGCCGTAACTCCACCGGCAAGCTCGCCTGTGGTCGAGAGCGTCGGATTGCCGGCAGTCGCCCGCTTGGCGAAGTCCTCGACGGTCTTGCTTTCCTCCTCGTATGGCCGACCGGACATCATCGAGCGGATGCCTGCAGCTGCCGACTGTGCCCCGCTCTCGATTGCCGGTCCCGCGATCGGAATGCCGCGCGCAAAACCGCCAGAGAACGCAGCGCCGCCTGAGTAGGGTTGCTCGAGCTGGGTCTGCAGGATGTCGAACGGATCGCGCCCGGTCGTTGATTTCACCGACATGCCGGGACGTTGCGAGAGGCTGCGCTCCAGCTCGTCAAAGGGATCAGGCATCACATACCCATCTGCTTCGAGAGGCTCCCGGTGGGATCGATCTGATCGAGCGTGCCGCGTATTGCCTTGCGCGTTTCCGGCGTATCGCCAAATCGCTGCAGCATCTCCTGCGCACGCTGAACCGCCGCGCTCATCCCTGGCGGGTTTCTGTACTTGTCGATGTCAGGATTAGGCCGTCCCGGCTTTGCCGCCGGTTCCTCTCTCAGAGATGAGAGCGGCACTCCGAGCCGCGCCTCGATGCGATCGGCGGGTACACCTTCCGCCAGCAATCCTTGCGCTGTCTTCACCATCGCTCCGCGCAGGATCTTCTGCTGGATGTCGAGGTTCTCACGAATAACCCTCGGGTCCATGCCAGGGCTGATGTCAGCTTCCGCGAATGCCTTCTGTTCGCTCGGCGTCAAGCTCGCGCCAAATTGCTCGTTGCGAACGACGTTGACGTAACGCCGATAGCCCTGCCAGAAGTTGACGGCCTTGAGCGCATCGTCCTCGGTCACGCCCGGTTTGTTCTGAAAGAAGCTCAACATCTTTGCGGCAGTGGCGGGCGAGCTGTAACCGACGCCAATTGATGCTGCGCCTGCGCCGAGATAACCGGCGATGCCGGGGACTGTAAAACTGTCATCCCAGTTCTGATTGAACCCGAGCACCTGACTTAATCTGCCGCCCTCCTCCCTGAGAGCCTTTTTGTCGCTCTCGCCGATCGTGCCGACCTTGGCCTTCTCGCGCCGAGCAAACTCATCCGGCGACCAACTCGGATCGAGATCATTGGCGAGCTTGAAGATGTAGTCCTGTTCTCTCTTGTCGCCGATCTTGTAGGGATCACGCGAGTAGTTGAGGACGCCGCGCAGCGTGCTCTGATACTGCGGATGCACGTACTTCTCGACCCACGGTTCCTGCTCTGGCGTTATTCCCTCCACTAGTTTGGGAGGCGGGCGCACCGCATCGGGGCGCTGGATTGCTCCGGCGGGCTTGGCCGCCGGCTGCGTGGCCTGCGCCTGGATGACATCGCTCGCGGGCGTCGGCGGCGGCACCATCGGCCCTGCCACCCGGTAGGGCGCGGCCAGCTCGGGATCGAACGGAGAGCCGGGGCCAGGAGCGCCTGGGAAGCCCGCTGGTGAGATATCTGCAACGTCGGGGCCTCCACCTCCACCTGGGAGCGCCGAGCTTCCTGGCACGGGCGCACGGGGCGGCGGCGGGGGTATGGGAGGCTGTCCACCCTCCAGCGGATCGATCGTCGCCTTGCCGGTACGGGGATCAATCGTAACCCGCTGGTAGGGATCGAGCGGCGTCCCCGTCCCCTTGATCGTGACGGCGGGGCGACCGGCCTTCTCCTCCTCGATCTTAAACCGCCGTTCCTCGATATCGCGGCCCTGGCGCGCAATGTCGAGCGCCTCCTGGCGATAGCTGGAAGCCTCCTTCGCTCGCGAGGCGGCTTCCGCCAGTGAGAGATACTTTGTCGGATCGCGACCGGAGAGCGCGATCAGCGTGGCGGCCTTGTTGGTGTCGAGCACGCCGGTCGTCGGATCGATCGCGCCCTTCAGCAGCTCGCCCATCGCGTTGCGCTCGCGATACTGTCCGATCGCGTCGCCGAGGCTGGCGATGTTGGAGAACGTGCCCTCGGGCGCACGCGCACCGGATGGCAACGCTGGGGTGATCTCCAGCGGCTGAATGCGCGGGAATGGATTGATGGCCATTGGTCTACCTCTAGCCGTAGAGAGACTTTGTGCCAGCACCGCCGGGAGCAAAGGCACCGCTCGCTGCCTTCACGCCCGCACCGAGCAGGCCCCACAGGTTGGAGGCATCGGTCTGGCCAGCCGCCGCAACATCTCTGTTGGCCTGGGCGTTGCCGGCCGTCACGTCCTTGAGCGACTGCGCCTGTCCCGCCGTGTAGTTGCCGAAGACGTTGCTGAGATCCGAGCCATAACCGCTCTCCAGCGCGGCCCGCTGCGTGGCGTTCTGGCCATAGGCACTGGCAAGACCGCCGTACCCCTGCGAGTAGATATCGGCGAGCGTCTTGTTCGCGCCGGCAATGCCGGTGGCCGCGCCGGCCGTCGCCTGCAGCTGCGGATTGATGAAACCCGCAAGCCGATCGAGATACTGCGTGCCGTAATCTTGGGCGGTCGCGCCGCGCGCGGCATTGGCAATCGCCAGCGCCGTGCTGCCGCCGCCGACATTGCCCGTGCGCGAGGCGGCGTTGGTGCCCGCTCTCGTTGCCTCGTTGATCTGATACGAAACCCCCGGCGACGCCATGTAGCTTGCTTGCGCACGCCCCGCTGCCCCTGGACCGTTGAGGCCGAGCGCATCCATGTAGCGGTTGACCCCTTTCCCGTAAGTGTCGCCGAGCGCGCTCAATGGTGCGTAGGCATCAACGCTGGCCCTGCCGGCATCTGCCGCGCCCGCTAACCCTTGCCGCAGCAAATCGGTGCTGGTGCTCAAGCCCTCACCGAGCGCACCAAGTGCTGCACCCTTCGCGCCAGTCAGCGCACCAGTCGCGTCGGTCCTGTAGCCGCCATAGAGGTTGCCGGTGTCGATGCCGTATTGCTGATAGAGCGCAGCATTCTTGGCCGCAGCGGCTTCGGCTTCGTCAGAGCCGCTGAACAAATCAAATAGGCCCATCACGTCACCCTGATCTTGACGGCACTACCGGTGCGGTAGAACCCGTTGAGCGCAATGCCGCCGGCAGCGGCTGCGGTGTCGTCGGCGAAATCTTTCAGTGGTTGCCCGCCCGCCAGACCGGCGAGGAAATCCCACCAGTACTCATTAATGATCCCGGTCTTGGTATCGACCAGCGGAACGCCCGGAGGCGGAATGCGATTGATCTGCGTCGCCATCAGCCAATGTCCGACACCTTGGACGATTGGTTTTGATACGCCGCCATGAACCCGATATAGACCGGATCGGCAATGACCAGCCGCCAGCGCCGCGCGTTCCAGCTCGAACGCCCGGTGCAAGCGATCAGCGAGACGAGCTGCCGCGTCTGCGCCTGCCGGCCGAGCTTGCGCTGGATCGGCGCGTAGTAGTTCTGCCCGCCGTCATCACTCCAGCTGATCTCCACGATCGGGTCCGTCTCAATCGGATCGAACGCGGTCAACCCGGTGAGAATGCCGCCGCCGCCATAGGCGTTCTGAAATCTGCTGCCGTTCAGCTCGATGGTGGTGCCATCGAGCACGTCGATCGCCCAGGTGCCGTTGGCCTCGGTCGTGCCCGCCACACCGGACACGGTGACGGCATCGCCGTCGCGCAGGAACTGGGTATGCGGCACGGTGAGGCGGATACGGTTCGCCGTGGCGGGTGGAGGCGTGGGCCAGGGAAACGACGTGCCCGCCACCGCGCCCGTGATGTTGATCGCATGCGAGCCGCTCGCCATGCCGACGCCGGTCACGAACTCGCAATCGAAGCGACCGACGCGCGCGCCCACCGGGAAATTCTCCACGGCTCCGCTGTCGAGCTGCCAGCGGAACGCCGGATTGACGGTGTCGGTGACAACCCCGGTGTTGGCCACATAGCTGCCAGCGAATACCGTGTCGATCAGATCGAGATGGGTGTCGTCAACGACGAATGTCTTGAACACACCATTGGCAGCTGTAACGCCGCCGACGCCGGTCACAACAACCGTGTCGCTGTAGAACTGGCGCGCATTGGCCAATGTCAGCCTGACGACATTGTTGAGGCCGAGCGGATGAGTGGCGCTGGACCCAGATGACGCCGCCCCCGTGATCAGCTGCGAGCCCGGAGCTTCGGTGTGCGTGAGATTGGTGATCTCATTGATGTTGGTCGACAGCTGATCGCCGCACAGCCACTTGTTGAATGCGAACACGCCGCCCGTGATGCGCGACCGCGTCCGCAGATGGCTCTTGCGCTCGGCCCATCTCTGCGTGTTGAGATCGAACACCCACGACCATGTCGTGGACGACAGCAGGATGAAGGCGTGGCCCCGGCTGATGTAGCAGGACATCTCCAGCTCGCGCTTCTGGCCGGAGCTGTTGGCCGGCACCTTCTCGATCAGGCCATCGAGATCGGGCGGTGATATCTTCTCAGGCAGATAGCCGTTGAGCCGCACGACCGTGTTGTCGTCGGCCACCCAGCACAGTGTGCGGCTGAAGTTGTCCTCGAAACCGGCAACGCAGAACGGACCCGCCAGCCCACGCGGGATCACCACTGATCGCTGGAACGGGAACGGCGTGGTGCCAGCGTTGGCCCAGACCTCGGTGGTGGACGGCCCAAACAGAAACAGCTGACCCGCCCACGGCACGCCGCGCAGCAATCCATCCGGCTTGTTCTCGGCGGTGGCAAACGACAGGCCGGGGATGATGATGGAGTTATTGTCGGTAGCCCAGATCTTGCCGTCGCTGACCGTGAACACGAAGAAGCCGTCCATGGCGCAGACCGAGTTGGGAGCGCCCATGTCGGTCGGACGAACAAGCGCGCTAATGGTCGTGCCATTGATGACTGCGGTGTTGCCGTCAGGATCGACAAAGACAATATCCGGCCCGGTTTGCGGCGTGAATAGCAACCACCTTCCTGCCGCTAGGTCGGTTGCAAAGGTGCCAGAGGTGTGAGCGATCATACAGCGATACTGTGATCCACCCTGGAGCACGAAGTCATCGATGAAGTAGGCATGCGCAGTGATCCAGGCCGCCGGGATCGGCGGCGTCCCCACGCGGTTGTTGCGCGCGAAGAAGCCGATCGCGGTGCCCGACAATGCGCCGACATCGGCGGCGGCACCGCCAGCCTCGGTGAGTGTCACCAAGCGATTGTTGAAGGCGGCGTAGAAACTGCCGCCGACCTGAATGCCGCCGCGAAAACCGGAACGCACAGTCGTGCCAAACGTGCGCAGTCCTGGCGCACGCCGGTAGATCACCACCGATGGTGCAGCGGGGCCGAGCGGCTCAAGGTACGAATTGATGATGCGCCCGCCACTCTCCTGAAAATGCCCTGGCGTCCCC